GTAAAACAAGACAGTTGCTATATCTGCGGTGGTACGGGTGATCTTGAGCTGCATCACTTGCACAGCATAACTAACCTGTTATATAACTGGGCTGATAGCTTAGGTTATGATATTAGCAGCGACAGTGGAATTCTAGCAGTTCGAGACGAGTTTATCAGTGAACATTATGTGGAGCTTTATGAGCTGGTGTTCACACTGTGCAACCGGCATCATGTAATGCTACATAGTGTTTATGGTAAAATCCCTAGCGTAGCTAGTGTGCCCAAACAAAAATCTTGGATTGAAACTCAGCGTGCCAAAGTTACTGGTGGTGTGGTTGAAAAGCGTGGTGGCTTTTTCACCAAATTTACCTAGGAGACTACAGTGGCAGTTATGGACAGATTACGTGGTTGGGTGGTTGAAAAACTAAACCCAGCTCAGCCCATTATTCATACAGATGAGGGTAGTAGCATAGGCACTGAAGCGAGAATTGTTAATTTTCGCAATGCCTATAGAAATATTGACAGTGTAAACAGATCAATAAATATGGTAGTTAATGCTTGTGCAAGCCTTGACTACGATATAAAAGACAAAACACATGAAGGTGTTGTTAATGGCATACGTCAGAAAACGTTAGCAACATTATTAAACTTTAGGCCAAATCCCTATCAATCGGCTATAGACTTTCGCACTGCGTTATTTAAGGATATATTGTTGGAGGGAAATGCCTTTGTGCATTTTGATGGTACTTTTATGTACCACCTGCCAGCTAATAACGTAGAGATACTAACCGATCCAAAAACCTATATACGCGGTTTTCGCTATACTGGACGCATAGACTTTGCTGAAAGTGAAGTCTTTTACTTTAAGGATTTAAGCAGCGATAGTATATATCGTGGTGCCAGTAGGCTAGAAGCCTGCCTAGAAAATATTAGCATACTCTACAGCATGCAGGAGTTTCAGCAAAAGTTTTTTGATAATGGTACTATATTTGGACTAGTGCTTACATCGGAAAATACACTGTCACAAGCTGCTAAGGAAAAAACACTACAGTACTGGCAGCAGCGATATAACAGTCGTTCAGGTGGCAAGCGACCAATTATCCTTGATAGCGGGTTAAAGCCACATAAGCTGTCAGATCAAAAATTCAGTGACCTAGATTTTGACGTAGCTGTACGTACACACAGTGAGCGTATTATGACTGCTATTGGTGTGCCGCCTGTGTTATTGCAGGGTGGTAACAATGCAAACATATCGCCTAATTTGCGGCTATTCTATCTAGAAACTGTGCTGCCACTAGTTAGATTGTACAACAGCGCACTAGAGCGATATTTTGGCTATGACATAGCGCCAGTAACTAGTAATATCAGTGCACTGCAGCCAGAGCTAAAAGATGTAGCCAGCTATCACAGTACACTGGTTAATGGTGGAATTATAACGCCTAATGAGGCACGAGAAGAATTAAGGTATGCCAAGGTAGAAGGTGGCGATACCATAAGAATACCTGCTAATATAGCAGGTTCAGCAGCCAATCCATCTTTGGGTGGTAGGCCTAGTACGACAAAGGAGTAATATGAACACAAAACTAGATAAATTACTCTATTTAAGCAGTAAGTTTACAGCTAGTACAGAGTCTGATGATAGCATTTTTATTGAAGGATATGCTAGCACAGTAGACCGTGATCGTATGGGTGATGTGATCCCTATGAAAGCGTGGAATGAGGGATTAAGTAATTACCTGAAAAATCCAATTATACTAGCCTATCACAATCATCAGATGCCAATTGGTAAAATGGTTGAGCACAAGGTTACAGATCAGGGTTTGTGGATTCGAGCACAGATTCCTAGTGAAGTAGGTGATGTATACAAACTGATTAAAAAGGGAATATTAAGTGCGTTTAGCGTAGGTTTTAGAGTTCGCGATGCGGATTATGATAACGCTACTGAAACGTTTTTAGTTAAAGAATTAGAACTGCATGAAATTAGTGTAGTTAGTGTACCTGCAAATCAAAACACACTTTTTAGTTTAGCCAAGGCATTTGACACTGCCCAAGAGTTTGAAGTATTTAAACAGCAATTTGCACCAGCACCAAAGGAATCAGCTAAAAAGCTCGATACCCCAAAAGCAGCAAAAAGCGCAACAAATGAGGAATGGAACATGGATCCAAAAGAGTTAGAAAAATTACTAGCAGATGCTGCTGCTAAAGCTGCTGAACAAACTGCTAAAGCCGTGCTAGAAGCACAAACAAAAGCTGCTGAAGAAGCACAGCGCAAAGTTGCCGACGAAGAAGCCCTACAAGCTAAAATCAAGGCCGCTGTTAACGCAGTAGCACCAGCCGCCCCAGCTGTACAAACAGTTGACACAGGTGCAGAGCGCCTACTAAGCGATATTGAAAAGCGCCTAGAAGATCAAGCCACAGAGCACAGAACAGCACTAGAGGGTCTAGAGGCTGCTATCAAAGAAAAAGCCAAAGAGCTAGAAGCCCTACAAAACAAGAGTGGCGAACTAGAGGCACTACAGCGTAGCCGTATGCAATTTACCGAACCAACAACTCCTGACATTGCTTATGCTGATAAAGAGAAAGCTGTTCTAATCAGCAAGATCCTACGTAAGTCAATGAATGATACCAAGTTTGGTAAGCAACTATTAGAAAAAGCAGCTGCTAGTTTTGGTGCTTATGGTGGTACAAGTGGTAGCCCACGTTTTCCAGATCAGCGCTGGGAAGAAGAAGTTAGTACAACCCTAGAAAGCGAAATGCGCCGTCAACTAGTTGTAGCTGGTGCAATGCGTACTACAGCTATGACACAGCCAGTTATGCGTATTCCAGTAAACCCAGATACTGGTGATAATGCTGATTGGGTTATCGGTGCAGGAGCCAGTGAGCGCCTAGTATACGGTACAGCTGCTAGCAGCGGTACAGCTCGTGTACATCAACTAAAAGAGATTACATTAACAGCTTATAAACTAGCTACAAAAGAGTATATCGCTTTTGAAGAAGACGAAGACGCCTTAATTCCAGTACTACCATTAGTACGTGAAGCTCTAAGCCGTCGTATGGCTAAAGCACTAGATAAAGCAATGCTTATCGGTGCAGCTGGTGCAAATGATCCTATTAAAGGTATTGCTACATACGATCCAACAGGTGTTGCAGCTCGTGGTATTGATATCAGTGCGGGCGAAAAGCTAACAGTTGCTAAAGTAATGGCAGCTCGTAAAGCACTAGGTGCCTGGGGTTTAACTCCAAGCGAACTAGTTATTTTTGTTAGCACACAAGGTTATTATGAATTGCTAGAAGATCAAAACTTCCTAACAATTGACAAAGCTGGTCCAAATGCTACACTATTTACAGGTCAAATCGGTAGCGTTGGTAACACTCCAGTATTAGTAAGTGCAACAATTCCAGCAGCTTCTAGCCCTGCAGTAGCAGATGAACTAGCAGCTGTAATTGTTAACCCACGTAACTTCTTAGTAGGTACACATCGTGGTATGCGTCTAGACAGCGATGACGAAGTAGTAAATCAGCGTAGCGTTCTAGTAGCAAGTATGCGTATTGG